CAAGAATTTATTTACAGAAAAGTTATGATGAACAACAAAGAGACTTTAATAAAAACGTTACGTGGTAGTGTAGCCCAGCTCAATGAATTGTCGGATATGACTGAAGGCATAGATGTTTATGACGCTGCCGGATATGTTGATACTGAATTTCTTATGGAAGCGCTTTCCTGTGTTAATACTTTTATGGATGCGAGTAATATGGTTATTACGAAAATATCCTCACTGTTGGCGCCGGACGCTCCGGTTGATGAAAGGAAGAGCCAGGCTGATGAAGGTAAGAAATGGAATGTGGAAGAGATACTGAAGCATTGTACTCTTGAGGATAGTGTTCTTAAACTTCCGAAAGTACAATTCAATAAGAAATCCTATGCTGAAGCAAAGAAATGGATAGAAGAAGCTGGCGGCTCATGGCAGGGAGGTAAGATACAGGGATTCACATTTCCTTTTAATCCGGAACGTGTGTTCTCCATCTTGAAAGAAGGTAAGCGATGCGATTTGCAAAAAGATTTTCAGTTCTTTGAAACACCTGCTGATATTGCAGACTGGCTGATAATGCTTGCCGGTGGAATTCACGAAACAGATACCGTACTTGAACCAAGTGCCGGACGCGGTGCTCTGATAAAAGCGATTCATCGGTCGTGCCCGTCAGTAACAGTTGAATGCTATGAACTGATGCCGGAAAACAGGGAGTTTCTTCATACACTTGATAACGTAATATTGCTTGATGAAGATTTTACGAAAGACAGTGTAGGACATTACACTAAAATTATTGCTAATCCTCCGTTTTCCGGTAATCAGGATATTGACCATGTAAGACTTATGTATGAACGCTTGGAAGAAGGTGGAATTCTTGCAGCTATTACCAGCCAGCATTGGAAATTCGCATCTGAAAAGAAATGTGTTGAGTTCCGGGAATGGTTGGAAGAGGTTCATGGAGAAGTTTTTGAAATCGGAGCAGGTGAATTCAAGGAAAGTGGAACGACTGTTAGCACTATGGCAGTTGTAATAAAAAAGTGATTCAAATCTAAAAAGAAAGGAATAAATTATGCAATACATATTAACAGAACAAGAATATAGAGCTTTAACCCCTATTAGTGAGGTAGATAAACTCAAAGAAGAAGTACAGCTTCTGAATGATAAAGTTATGGAGCTTAGTGAACATCCATGTGGAAGTGACGCAGATTATAGAAGTATAACCTTTTATTGCGATGATTGCCCGATTGGTGCATTGGGCACTGGAACCTGCACAAAGAGCCAACAGTATTCTAAATAACCTTCAAAACAGAATAGATATGAAGATAATAGCAAAACAAGGTTCAGCGCTTGAGAAGCTACTGAAACAAATGAATGAACGGCTTTTGCGTGAACAAGACGAAGCTAAAGATATGATTCAGGAATATTGTGGTTCAAGACCAGATAGCATCGGTTATGTTTGGGCGTTTGGCTTCACTGCCGAGTGGTTTTATACACTTATAGGTTTTGAAAACAAGGAGTTTGTTCCTGAAAAATTGGTTCTGAATAATGAAGATAAGAAGCATCCGTGTTGGAAAATCAATAAACGAAATAAGGAGGGGCGAGAATTTATAGACAAATGGTGTAAAAAATTCCGAGGTATAGATGGTAAGCCTCTTAATAGGTTTGGAATTCCAGTGATGCACGAAGAAACAGGACGCTACTTCCATTGGCTCCCGCTTGAAAAAGATGGTATCTATTACGTTTCAGTAGGTTCTTCCATTCTTGAATGTATGCCATCGGCAAAAAGTGAGCAGTTTGAGATAGAGGTTTAACGAATAACAAGATAAGAATGAATCAATTCGAGATGTTCCTCGGATTGATATTTAAAAAGGAACTTGCAAATCTTAGAAGTATTTTCAAGGATTTACATAAAGCTAAATAAAAAGAATTGATATGGGGAAAAAAATGATAAATGTTAGGTTTGACGAACGAACAGTGATGCTACTAAACGAGTTGTCGGACATCACAAAAACGAGTATCTCTGTAATAGTTCGAGGAATGGTATACCGCAGTATTGAGGAACTAATAGACAAATCCGGGAACTGGAGTTTGCAGAATGAGAAAAACAAAGAAAGGGAAGGTTAATGGCAAGGTCATGGATATGATAGCGCACAACTATGATAAGTTAAAACAACTGTGCGGTTATCGTACCTCCGGACTGTATTGTTCCAAAAGCTATGAAGATATCTTTCAGGACACTATTTTATTCGTCTCACAGGACGAGAAAGCCTCTACTCTGTCATCTGACAAAGAATTGATGAATTATTTCTGTTACCGATTCCGGATGATAGAGTATCAGGCTATCAACGATAATAAACAATTAAAAGAAATACCTTATGCCGACTATCTACAAACCAAGAAAGAAGACACAGAAGAACGATAATTATTATGACGCAGAGCGCAGGAGAGTGTATAACTCTGACCGCTGGCGTCGTCTACGTGCATGGAAATTCGCTTGTAATCCTCTATGCGAAATATGCCTGAAGGAAGACAAAACAGTTCCTGCCGAAGATATCCACCACATAACTTCGTTTATGAGTACGGATGATCCGGAACAAAGGTTATTCCTAGCCTATGACTTCGATAACTTGATGAGCTTATGTAAACAATGTCATCAAAATATCCATAACAAAAAAGGGAGTAGCTATTAGCTGCTCCCTAACCTTTGCACGGCTCACAGGCAAAGGCAGTGTCAGATAACAGTTGTATTAACCAACTGAAAGTGAACCGATTTTATTCCCAATATCCTTTAAGGCACGATTAAAGATTTCAAGTTCTTTCTCATTCAGAGTATATACTTGACCTCGGACTTTATACCCGTTAATACGTTGATATAACCAAGCTCGACTCTTGCCAAAGTAATTCTTTGCAATATACGACACGGGTATTAAGTCTACAATATCATTCATCTGTTCCCGTATTGTGAGCTTTCGTTCTATTGCTTTGACATTATCAGTGATAGTATCAAGAGCCTTATCTAAGTGCTTTCTAATGGCTTCTTTCTCTTCCGGCTTGGTGTATAAAGCCTTCATCTCGTACAAGTGTGCATCAAGTTCATCTCCATGCAAACTATCCATCTTTAACAAGTCTTCTTCTAATGTTCTCATATCATTATTTGAGTTATGCTCCTCCGAAGAGGAGCGATTACTACTTCTTTAATTTCTCTTTTCTTTCAAGGAGTTCTGATATCCTTTCGAGTATCGCATCAGTACGTTCTTCATCATCTTCTTTTCCAATATCCAGTATAAGTACCTTGCGTTTCCATTCTCTAAGGTTTTGTTTCTCCTTCTCTATTTCGAACTCAATCTGTTCTAGTTCATTCAGTTCTCTCATGACGTTGTTTTAAAAGGTTAATACTTTGTTTATCTGACACTACAAAGATACATAATCATTTGTATATGTACAAATGATTATGACGATATTTGTATTTGAATCGAATAAATAGGGATTTCCCTACGAAAAGGTCTCGCATTGTTAATATTAAGTTAATTTTAACAATAAATTCATCAAAAGGGGGTATGGGGTCAAATTTGAGCGATTGAGACCTTCGAAAGCTCGCCTAACCCTTCTTCACACGCACGGCACTTTTTGAAAAAAGCCAAAGTGTTTCGTTCTGTTAATTGCCATTTTTTGTATGACATTTCTATGGTTTTTAGATAAAAATGAATCAGAATCATGGAAAAAAAGAAGAAAATCAGCTTTAAAGTGCCCGATAGTATCAAACATGATGAGGCACGCAAACTTATTACCGGTCTTGTCAAGCAATTAAATGAGAAGGAAATGCTTGAACTCTCCGATATTCCACAACTTCACCGTATGGCTACGGCTTATGATATGTATCTTAGCTGTGTAGACGTATTGAGCCAGCAGGGGCTTACTATGAAAAACCTGAAAGGAGAAATGGTCAAACGCCCAGAGGCCAATTTACTGAAAGAAAGCTGGAGTCAATATCTTGAATTGGCAAAAGAATATGGACTAACCGCAAAAAGCAAAGGACAAATCAAAGCCATGAATGCAGGAGATAATGAAGAATCTCCACTTGAGACGTATCTGAAAGGCAAGAAAGAAACTCGTTAATGCAGACAAAGACTTACTATAAATACGCTCAAGACGTTATAGGCGGGAAAGTCGTATCCGGTAAGTTTATTCAGCTTGCTGCTGAACGTTTTTTCTCCATGATGGAGGATGATCGATACGAATTCAAGGAGAAAAAAGCAGATGAGGTCATAGAATTCTTCTCTATTCTTCAGCATTTCACTGGACGCCATGCCGGTAAGTCGTTCATCCTACAACCGTGGCAGCAATTTGTAATAGCAGCTATCTATGGATTCTATATAAAGGAGACGGGGGAACGACTTGTGAAGTATGTCTACATAGAGATTGCACGAAAGAACGGAAAGACGGCTTTTGCCGCCGGACTATCTTTGTATCATCTAATCGCTGATGGAGAAATGGATGCAGAGGTGGATCTTGCAGCCAACTCTAAAGAACAGGCTAAAATTGCTTTCAAGTTCTGTTCTCAATTCGCAAAAGGGATTGACCCGAAAGGAAAAGACCTTGTTTCCTATCGCGATAAAGTGAAGTTCGAAAAGATGCTGTCTTTGTTACAGGTGTTTGCAGCAGACGATTCAAAATTGGACGGTTTTAATGCATCTATGTATCTGATAGACGAATACCATGCCGCTAAGAATACTGGGTTGAAAGATGTACTACAGTCATCGCAGGGTATGCGTGATAACCCAATGGCGGTTATTATCACTACGGCCGGATTCGATAAATTAGGTCCATGTTACCAATACCGTGAAATGTGTACGGAAGTATTGTCTGGGCTAAAAGAAAATGATGCACTCTTTGCTGCTATCTTTTCTCCTGATGAGGGAGATGATTGGAAAGATCCGGAGACTTGGCAGAAGAGCAACCCCAATCTGGGGATTACGGTTAAACCGCAATATTTGCAGACTCAAGTACAGTCCGCAATTAATGCACCATCCGAAGAAGTCGGCATTAAAACAAAGAACTTCAATATTTGGTGTGATTCTGAAACTGTTTGGATTCCGGATCACTATATTTTACAGACTTCCGCAAGTCTTGAATTTGAGCAATTCCGAGGTATGGATTGTTATGCCGGCATTGACTTATCAAGCACTAGCGACCTCACTTGCGCCGATTTTATGTTTCCTACAGCAGATAAATACTATTTCAAAACTTTGTACTACTTACCGGAAGCGGCTTTACAGGAAAAACGATTCAAGGACTTATACGGAGAATGGCGCAGACAGGGATTGATTACTATTACTCCGGGAAATGTAACAGACTACGATTATATCCTCAACGATCTTATGCGGGTTCGAGATATAGTTTATATTCAGAAAATAGCGTATGATGCCTGGAATGCGACGCAGTTCGTTATTAATGCCGAAGAAAAAGGCCTGCCTATGGAACCATTCAGCCAGGCACTCGGAAATTTCAACCGCCCTACTAAAGAGCTGGAGCGCTTGCTATTGTCCGGCAAGGCGGTAATAGACAACAATCAGATAAACCGTCATTGCTTCCGTAATGTCGTTATGGCGAGAGATAAAAACGGCAATACTAAACCATCCAAGCAATTTGAAGAAAAGAAAATCGACGGGGTTATAGCTAAGCTGGAAGCACTCGGAATCTATCTCGTTTCACCTCGATACGGAGAATTCTATTGATTTGTATGACAATTTTTTGGTTAGGTGCAAAAGTGTACTTTATATGAAAATACCATTTACGAATTTCGAAATAAGAAAAGCGTCTAAAGCGGAAACATCCCGTTTGACAGCATGGAGCTATACCGGAGCTCATCCGATCCTTTCCAGTCGGAAAAAACCAATGCTTCTATCTACGGTTTACAGATGTGTTGATCTCATATCGGACAGTGTAGCAGTTCTTCCGCTGAAGACCTACCAGATTGACGAGGAAGGATTTAAGAAGGAATTCAAGCAACATCCGGCATATATGCTGTTGAATATGGAACCTAATGAAGATATGACCCGATATGTCTTCTTTAAAACACTCATGTCTTCAGTTCTTCTTACCGGAAACGGCTATGCTTATATCGAAAGGGATTATCAGTTAAATGTACTTCAATTGATTTATATTCCTTCCAGCCAAGTGACAATCGTTTATATCACTGATAAGAACGGTATCATGCGTAAACGATATCAGGTAGTCGGATTCAGGGAACTGGTGGACCCTAAAGATATGATTCATGTACTTAACTTCTCCTACGATGGCATTATCGGAGTATCCACGTTAACGCACGCCCGTCAGACTATTGATATCGCTACCAGTACAGAGGAACATGCGGCCGGATTCTTTAGCTCCGGAGGTTCTTTATCTGGCATACTGACTGTGGAAGGAAACAGAATGGATAAAACTCAAAAGGATCAAATTTATGAGACGTGGAATGAGCGGATGAAACAGCATCCAAACGGCATAGCTGTTTTAGAGGGGAATATGAAGTATCAGCCTATATCCATTAGTCCCAAAGACAGCCAGTTTATAGAAAGCCGTATGTTTAATGTCATAGATATATGCCGTTTCTTCTCAGTCTCCCCTATAAAAGTATTTGACTTGTCAAAAGCGAGCTATTCAACTGTTGAGGCTACGCAGCTACAATATTTGACGGACACTGTGTTAGCTGTCATAACTAAAATCGAGCAGGAGATTAACAGAAAAGTATTCCTCAAATCGGAACGGGGTAATGTTATTGCGGAATTCGACACTTCAGCCATATTGCGTACCGATAAAGCCGCGCAAGCCTCATTCTACAAAGAATTATCCTATGTAGCAGGAATCACACCGAACGAAACACGAAGAGAGTTGGGGTATCCTCGTTTGGATGGTGGAGATAAGGCATTCGTACAAGTAAATATGCAGACATTAGACAATGCCGTGAAAGAAAAAGTAGAAAATGCTAAAAATAATCCCGATTTGTATGACAACTCTGTGGTTAGTAAATAAAAAGTTGGATCATGGACAATAAAAAAGAAATCAGAAATACTCCCTTCCAGGTACAAGTGACCGGAGAAGATGAGGAAAAACGTACCATTGAAGGTTACGCATTGCTTTTTGACACCCCATCAGACGGATTATCCTTCACGGAAGTCATCCAACGCGGTGCGCTTGACGGAGTTTTGGCAAAAAGTGATGTTTTTGCGCTCTTGAATCACGATCAAAGCCGTGGCATTCTTGCAAGATGCAAAAATGGACAGGGGTCTTTGGTACTTTCAGTTGACGATAAGGGGCTGAAGTTCCGTTTTGAAGCTCCTAAGACGGCTTTAGGTGACGAGTTACGTGAAAATATCCGTCGTGGAGAAATCGAAGAATGTTCTTTCTGCTTCGATGTAGAAAAGGATACATGGGAAAAACAAAAAAATGGCAGTTGGAAACGATCGATTGAGAAAATAGATAATCTCTATGACATTGCTCCGGTCTATAATGGCGCATACAGTAAAACTTCGGTTTATATGCGCGGCAAAGAATTAGCAGAAGAGGAATTGCGAAAAAAGGAACAGGATATCCCTGAGTCCTACTATCAAAATATCGAAAATTCATTAAACATTTAATTTATTATTTTATGGCTAAAGAAAAGAGTATCACAGATTTGAAGGATGAGAAGAGGCAACTATCTATTCGTTCGAAAGAAATCATCGGGAAAGCAAAAGGTGAAAAACGTCAGTTTTCCCAAGAAGAAAATGAAGAGTTAGGCACCAATCAAGCTCGCATGGCTGAAATCAACCTTGAAATCGAAGAGAGAGAGGAGGAAAATCGTAGTAAACGCCCTGTAAGAACGGTAACTGCCGGTAGCGGTAACTTCTCTCTTCGTCGTGCCATCGCTAACTTGGTAGATGGGTCCGGACAGAATGACGCAGATGCGGGTATTATTGAAGAGGCTACCGCATATCACAACATGTCGGGTGCCCAGCAAGCAGGCAAACGAAGTATTGTTGTGCCGATGAACCTAGAAAAACGTGCGGCATTTACTGCGGCTACCGAAGCGGCTACAGGCGTAGTTATTGATGAAGATCAACAAGAAATGCTGCTGCCGCTGCAATCTTCACTTGTGCTAGCCCGTGCTGGTGCTCGTTTTATGACAGGATTGCAAGGTAACATCTACTGGCCCGAGTTCTCCGGTGCAAATGTCTTTTGGGAAGGCGAAAACGCTCCGGCCAAGGATGGTGCAGGTGAATTCGATAAAGGGGATACGTTCAAACCGATACGTTTGACGGCGTACGTAGATATATCAAAGCAGTTGCTCGTCCAGGAGAATACTTCCGTAGAGGCCTATATTCGTCAAGCTATCGCTGTAGCTATTGCACAAAAGATAGAACAGACTGCGTTCAGTAAAAACAAGAACGTTGCTAACACACCGGACGGTATGTTCCATACCCTTAACGAAGATATTAAGGGAGACATGACATGGGCGCAGATTGTAGCTATGGAAACAAATGCGGACACTCAGAATGCATTATTTGGCAACCTGTCTTATGTTCTGCACCCGTCACTTGTGGGAAAAGCTAAAACCAAAGTGAAGGACGCTTCTGGCGCAGGCGGATTTATCTTTGCCGGCAATGGGGACGGACAACTGAACGGTTATCGCGCATTGCGTACGAATAATCTGCCGAAAGAATTAGGAGATACAGCTGATGAGTTTGGTATCGTATTCGGTAACTGGGCGGACTACTTCCTGGGACAATGGGGCGGCATTGAGTTACTGGTAGATCCGTATACGCAGGCTTTGAGTGGTACAGTTAGACTGATAACCAATTCCTACTGGAATATGGGATTTATCCGCAAAGAATCATTTACTATCGCATCATTGAAATAATTATGGCATACGTCGAACTACAACTGGCAAAGAAACATCTGAACGTAGAGGAGTCCTTTACGGAAGATGACGAATACATTATCGGGCTTATAGAAGCCTCTGAAACTGTTGTAGAGAAAGATGTATGTGAGAAACTGGATACGCTGACGCAGGAGAACAAAGGTAAATTACCTGCGCCTCTTCGTCAGTGTATTCTCCTGATGGTCGGACAGTTTTATGCTAATCGTGAACCGGTTGCTTTTGCACAGTCGGCGGAAGTACCCCTGTCTTACAGATATCTCGTATCACTTTATCGGAATTATGCCAAATGAGAGCGGGTCTGCTGAAATATCAGCTTGTATTTGAGATTCCTGTCGAAGTAAAGTCTTCGACAGGAGCTGTCAGCAAGGAATATAAAGAAGTATTCCGATGCCGGGCACAGCGCAAGAAACAGACTCTTCTTTCCGTAGAAGAGAATGCGTATGAACAGTTTGTCGGGCATACAACAGTAATGCAAGTACGTAGTTATCCGCAGATCAAATATGGTTGCCGTGTAAGATACGCAGATTGTATCTGGGAGATAAAGATGATAGAACCTGCAGCCAACGAATTGACTTTAACGCTTAAAAAGATCGATGTATGATTCAGGTAACGACGATCGACAGAGAGAATATTCAATATCTGATCCGGAATCTGGAAGACTTCGAAAAAGATAAGGCGGTGAAAAGCGGCCTACGTGCAGCAGTGAATGTATTTCGCGTGAAAGGTAGAAGCAATCTACGCACAAGGTTATTACATCACGGCAAGCAGACTAATCACCTGATGAATTCTTTCACTACTCGGGTAAAACGTAATAAACTGGGAGCATTGGCAGGGTTTGATCGTCCAGGCGGCAATCATTCTCATCTTGTAGATCAAGGGACCAAGAAACGCTATACCAATACCGGTAAAAGCCGAGGATCTATGCCTGGTAACAGATTTTGGAATGATGCCGGACATACAGAAGAGAATAGAGCTATGCAAGCTATCTATCAGGGAGTTCAAAAAGCAGTACAACGAATAAATGAGAGACGATGAATATGTTTAAGATCACAACGGAAGTGCGTGCCATTCTTCTTGCTTCGGATAGCATCAAGGATATTGTCGATGAGAAGATATTCCCGGTCATTGCACCGGAGAATACGGAGGGCGACTTTATCGTTTATCAGCGTGACGGCTACAAACAGGATCGCACCAAGTTTGGCGTATATCGGCAGGTACCAATTGTGAACGTGATTGCGGTAAGTGAAAACTATGATCGCAGCCAGGAACTCGCTTCATTGATTTATGATACTTTATCCGGTGACTTTACTGATCCGGATATATATATTGAGCTTGAAGACTCTACCGAGGACTTCATTGATAACAAATACATTCAAGTTTTACAATTTTCAATAGAACAAAGATAATATTATGGCAGGAGTAAAATTAGATTCAAGAAAAGATATCTACAGAGGTGAGTTCTTTGTATTTGCCGACGATCAGCCTATCGCTTTTGCATCAAGTGCAACACTGGAAGTAACTACCGAAGAAATAGATGTCTCAAACAAAATGATGGGCGACTGGACCGGTTCCCTTCCTGGAAAGAAAAGCTATACAGTTTCTTCCGAGTCATTAGTAACTCGCAAAGAAGGCGCTATGAGTTATGATACCCTGTTGGCTAAACAGATAGCAGGTGAAACACTATCATTTTGTTTCGGAGAGGCAAAAGCTGCGGATAAGGACAATTTTGGAGGAACCTTTGAGAAAGATACTGCAAAGATGAGCTATACCGGAGAAGTGATGATTACATCGATGTCTATCTCATCCGAGGCCGGACAGATAGCTAAATGTAGCAGCGCTTTTAAAGGTATCGGAGGTCTGACACAAACTGCGAGTGGAGCACCGGAAAACGCAGGTGCATAAAACGAGTTAGTAACAAATGTGCATAAGGCGGTCCTGTGATGGCCGCCTTATTTGATAATAATACAATGAAAATAGGACTAACAATTAAATCAATCATACGCTGGGAACAACTGCGGAAGAAGTCTTTTTCCTTGATGGATTACGCCAATGAAGAAGACGTAGAAGCACTATTGTATACCACAACTATCTGTAATAATGAGAATACTATGTATTCCTTTGATATCTTCCGGAAAACACTATCCAATCAAAAGTTAGTTAGAGAAATGGTGTCGAAGTTAGAGACGGAAACGGCTGTATTAAGCCAATTCCAGAAAAAACAGGAAAAAGCTGACATAGGTAGTACCGATGATAGCCCGGGAACAATAGCTGATATCGTATCCACTCTCATCATGTCTGGACTGGATGCCCAGTATGCGCTCAATGAAATGGAGTTATGTGACCTCCCACTCTACATAGAGGCATACGAAAAGAAACGAAAAGAAGAGATGGAAAGCGCCCGGATGTGGACATATCTCACCATTCTCCCGCATATCGATGCACGAAAGATGGAAAATGGGGCAAGAGATCTGATTATATTTCCATGGGAGGAAGAAGAAGTGAAGAAAGCCGCGGAGCGCGTAATGAGAGAGAATGAGGATAATTTAAAGAAATTCCTTGCTGGGGAATTATTTGATATAAATAAAGTAAACTGGTCAAAAAGAGAAGAATAATGGCAGGACGTTTAAGTTTCAGTATAGCGATAAATCTCTTAACAGAGAATTTCAAAAGAGGAACGAATCAGGTAAAAGCAGCCTTTCGTTCTATGCAGATGCAAATCCTTACCTTTGCAGCAGCACTTGGTGCAGGCGGACTCGGACTAAGTAACCTTGTTTCTCGTTTCATTGATGTAGCCCGAGAAACAAACCGTGCTACCACCGCATTGAAGAATGTCTCCGGCACAATGTCCCAATATGCGGATAATCAGAAATATCTGCTCGATCTGGCTAAAAAATACGGATTAGAGATTAATGCCCTGACGGCTAACTACGCAAAATTCACGGCGGCTGCTTCCATATCCGGTATGTCCATGATCGATCAACGAAAAGTATTCGAATCCGTCTCCCGGGCATGTACGGCCTTCGGTATGAGTGCGGACGACAGTAACGGAGTTATGCTTGCATTATCCCAGATGATGAGTAAAGGCAAGATCAGCTCCGAGGAATTGCGTCTGCAGATGGGAGAACGTCTTCCTGTTGCTCTTCAGGCTATGGCAAAAGCTGCAGGTGTTTCTGTCGCTGGTCTGGACAAGTTACTCAAACAGGGTAAACTGATGAGTAAGGATGTGCTTCCTAAATTTGCTGAGGCGCTTAATGAGATGATTCCTAACGTTGATACTGATAACTTGGAGACATCTGTAAATCGACTGAAAAACGTCTTTACAGAGTTAGTGAACGGCACGGATATACAAAGTAAATATAAAGCTCTGATAGACTGGCTGACCAATATTGTTAAATCGGCTGCTGACAATATAAAAAGCATTGTTACCTATCTTGTTGCAGCTGTTTTAGTCATGGTTACAAGTCGGCTGGTCAATAAAATTATTTCCTCTATTGCCAAAGCCGAATTAGCCGCCAAGTCAGCAGCACGTCGGGCGGCCAAGGATGCAGGACAGAAGTTTGATGAAGTTGCATGGAAAGCGCAAAAGGCCGGTGCTTCTATCAGAATGGCTTTCAGCAAAGCGATGTTATCAATTAAGGCAACTCTCATTTCTATGGCTCCAACAGCAATACTTGCGGTCATAGGGGCTATCGTTGCTAAATTTTATAATGCTTATAAAGAGTCACAACGAATAAAGGGCTTGTTTGACAATTATCTGAATCGAATGAATCATGCGGCAGAGTCGAACTCAGAAATTGTAAAAGTTAAAGCCTTGTTATCAGAGTACAATAAAGTTAATTCATCATTAGATTACAAAAAACAAATATTAGGGAAAATCAATGGTATTCTCGGTACTGAGCTAAAAACCAACCAAGATGTAAACAAAGAAATATCTAAACGCATAGAATTGCTTGAAAGTGCAGCAAGAGCCGAACTGGCAGCAAAGGAAGTAGCAGAAAGCGAAAATGAATTACGCAAAATAGGCTCAAAATCCTACAACGGGAAGACAGTACAGGAATTGGCTCCTGATTGGGAAATAGCTCGCGGAGATTTGGTTAAAGAAGAGAGGTTCAAAGCAAAGCATAAAGTGTCAATGGTTGACGCTATAGGATTTGAAAATGGCTTAAAGGATGATTTGAATGCTTATATTGAATTCTCAAAAATACTCAGTGATGCGAAATCGAGATTAGGAACTGAGATTTCTAGAAGCACAACAATTACAACACCGACTACTGATCCGGATGATGACAAAAAGAAAAAAACTCCTCTTCAGAAACAGCAAGAATCTTATGATAAACAATTTGAAGAGCTAGGCGCTGAATTAGAGATCGGAAAGATCACTCAGGCAGAGTATAATAAAGCCCTGGGAGAACTGAACATCAAGATGTACGCCCAAGCCAAAGGAACAGGTGATAAAGAAGTGCTTGAGAGTCAATATTTTCAGAATATTAAGACCGCTGCTGAGAAAGCGATAAGAAATCAAGATAAGAATGTTGCTCTTGTTGAGTTTGAGAAGGTGCAGAAGGATTACAATGCAAAGGTCAGGGAAGCCCAAGCGCAGCAAGCCAAAGGGCTTATCTCTCAGAAAGAATTGAATTCCAATATAATTTCACTTTCCGTTGATGCGGCTAAATCCGCTGCCGGCATTAAAGGCATTGGAGATGAAGCAGATGTGTTTATTTCAGCTATGCAACTGAATGCAAAGATACTTGCTTCTCCAATTAAGATAAAGCCTCGCGACGCAACTTTTGACTACAAGAAAACCAAAGTTGATATTGCCTCTGAAAATCTGGACAAGGCAAAAGAATTGGCGGACAAATATAAAGAGGAAGCAAGAATTATCGGGAAGACATTATCAGATGAGGTTGCGAATGCTATGGCTGACGTTCCATCGCTGGAAGAGGCATTAAAACTGGCACAGGTCCAGGAAGATATCAAAAATTTCACCAAGGAACTTAATCAGATGGAATGGGATGGTATTAAAAATGTCGTATCAACTGTAGATGGATTGGTGTCGGCATTCGAACGCCTGAAAGATGCATTTGATCCGGAACAGGAAGCTACTAAATGGGAAAAGTTAATGGCCATTTGGAATATGTTTTCCGGAATTGCAGATGGATTCTTGTCGGTGATGAAAACAATTGAAAGTATTACGGAATTAACAAATAAGCTCACAAAGGCGAAGGAAACAGAGGCGGCTATTGATACGGCTACTACCGGAACAAAAGTTGCGAATAAAACGATAGAAACTACAGCAGAAATTACTGCTCTTGCGACTCAAACGGCGGCAGAGGTCGCAGCATCATCAACAAAAACTACAGCTGCATCTGCGGAAATGGCTGCAAAAAGTACAGCAGCATATGCATCTATTCCTTTTGCAGGAGTAGGTCTTGCTGCTGCTCAAATTGCAGCCATGGAAGCATTAATATTAGCCGCCTCCATTCCTAAGTTCGCTAATGGTGGTATTATTACCGGCGGTCCTTCATCCGGAGATAAGATATTAGCTCGTGTTAATGCCGGTGAAATGATACTCAATCAAGGCCAGCAATCTCATTTATTCGAAGCGATTAATTCCGGAAGATTGGGTGGAGGTGGAAATATATCTTCATCGGTAACAACCAGGGTCCGGGCAAAGGATCTGATTCTGACTATCAACAATGAACTTAAATCACAAGGGAAAAAGCCTATATCATGAGCTACGGACTAATATATACAATACCATTTGCCGCAATAGATAACATTCCATGTGTTGTGGAGATAGAGAAAGAAAATTATTCGGGTGAAGTCATTGAGCTGGTTGCGGGGGCTTCACCATTCACTGTCGATATTGCAGATGAAGAATTCCTGTATACGCCTGTCAGGTTCAGTACTGCGACAATTCGCGTAGTAGGCAGCGATTATTTGCAGAGTCTATTTTCCACAGCCTATCAGCAATACCGGGTTATATTCAAAAGAGATGGGGTAGTAACGTGGTATGGGTATATCAAGCCGGAACTATATACACAGAATTACAGCTCCTCTAAATTCGAACTGGAGATAGAGTGTATGAGTGCGATGTCCACGCTTGAATTTATTGATTATGACGTAACCGGAAGCAGAAAGGAATTTGTCTCGTTATGGAGTTTACTACAGAAATGCATCAAAGCAACTTCTGTACAATATAATGCAGTATATATCCCATACGTCTATGCGAAAAACGAAAAGGAATATTTATCAGGCGGAAGTAATATACTTTGGGAGATGAGAATTAGTGAACAGAATTTCTTCGATGAAGACAACAAAGCGCTGAAACTTAAAGAGGTACTCGAAGAAGTATGCAAATTCCTCCACTGGACCTGTGTAGATTGGCGAGGAGAGCTTTTCTTTGTCGATATAGATCATAACGGAGTATATCATAAATATAACAGTGGACTGATCGAGAAAGCAGATGCAGTATTTAATAATCTCATCGTACAAAACATTGGATTTACCGGATCTGATCATTCTCTGGTTGTACTCCCTGGCAATAATAAAGTAACTGTGAAATGTAGCAATTATCCTATCCCTGAAACTTTAAACTTCAGTGTTAATTATGACGACCTGGACAGATTGGCTACCTTACCAGATATAACATCCGGAGATGACGTGTCGCATCGCATCCTCCTGAATCCAGGGGATTTGGAGATGTATCAATACCAACAATTCGCTCATCGTGTAGATATAAACGAATACAAAAACAATATAGAAGCGGATAATCTTTTAGGCGCTATCCCTATGAGGTATTGCAACTACAAAATGGTAAATAAGGATGGTGGTAAGGTTCCCGATATTACAGAGTATAGCTATACTGACGTTGTTAGAATAAGATTGAAAAACAAAGATGGGGTAGCATTGGGTGGATATGTTCCAGTATTTATATTGCGAAGTCCATGCGTCGCATATCCTCCAGGGGTATTTTGTATAAATGCCTCTGTCAGGTATTTCCAAAACGAACCTTTATCTCCATTGTCAAAGGACAGATGGGGAGGAAACTTATTAATCGGAACCAAATTATTTATTGGTCATATAGACCTTACGACTGATGATCCGGTACTCGGAAATAATCTTTATAAATGTACATATTTGTCATTCGGGGCATACGAGAATGAGGGTTATAAAGCGGTCATTAACGACAAGAAGCTAACGGACCCTTATGAAGGCGCATCCGGTAAAATGATATATTCTTCTTTTACGGGAAGTGGAATAACGGCCGGAGAGCTGGAATTTCAACTATTGGCTAGTATGTATCCATCCGAAGTTAATAAATATGGGGTATTCTTACAAAACTTTACTGTAAGATTCATTCCTCGGGATGGAGAGGATACTACATCTAATTCTGATCGTATTTATGAGAACGCGGTTAATGAGAACTACATCAATGAACTCGATGAGATCGAATTGAAAATTAGCTCATACAACCATGATGGCGCGGGTTATGGCAAAGTTATTTTAAGTGAAGATTACCTGAGAGACAATCTTTATTCAGTCATAGAAGAAACTACAGTCCGTCCAGAAGAGCAACTTATTCGACGTATTATCAAACGTTATAATGCCACCCGTATCAAATTAACGCAAGTAATAAAAGCATCTTCCGATATAACTCCTTTATCCCGCTTGTATGACAATTATATGGTTAATAAGAAATTCATCAACGCAGGAGGTACTATCGACTATAAGATGAATCAGTTTCAATGTATAATGATAGAAGTATGAATATTACTATAAAATCAAGAGCAATCCCTTCTAAGCCCCGATCCGGGAATTATCCGATTGGGTCAGTTGTTTCTTCCGGTAGAGGTGGCGGAACTACTGTAGTGACTGGAGGAGGTGTTAACATTGACATTTTAAAAGTTAATGACACTCAGTCATTGACAGATAAAAATGTTCTTTCATCTCTTCGTACGCTTCTTGAAATTTGTTCACGCATCATAAAGAAGGATGACAAAATAGAATATACGGATGACAATGTTCTTTCCTCATTACGTACAATTAAAGAGGTCGACGATAAGATAAAAGCCTTGTTGCTGGAATTAGAACGCAGGTATATTCATAAAGACCAGGATGACCGTACTGAACATAGCCTGGAAGTAGGTGAAAATTTGACGGTAGAAGGTTTATTGTCTGCTCTTGGCGGGCTAGACGTAAAAGGATTATTAAAAGCATCCGGCGGAATTGTATCCAATGATCTTATACAGGCTATTAAAGGTATGAATATTGGCAACTTCGTCACCGGCATGATCGGCGGTTCCGGCGGTTCTGTCACAGTTGACGAGAAGACAGGCAAGACAGTACTTGAAGTGGACAAAGCCATCTTCCGTGAGGAAATGGTCACTCCCAAAATCACCTTCAACTGCATTGACGTCATCTCCGGAGACAAGGCCAATACCTTCGCATTCGGAACGATCAAGTCCGTAGACACAGCAAACCGGATCATTGAACTTGACCTGCTTGAAGGGCAGACGGGCACCCCGAAAGTGAACGATATCTGTCGCGGCGTTTTTCATAAACTTGAAAGTGGAAACAAGACATCTGACAGCGCAGACGCAAACGGATTCCTAAACTACTCAGGATTCGCTACGACCTATTTCACACCTTCCGAAATTCTGTTGAACGAACCGGGAGCGATGAAGTTTAAATATACCCTGCAGCCTGGAACAACCGTCCACCCTTCATCCGGCATGAACTTCTACGCTTACGGTAACTTCACCGATGAGACCCGTCAGGCAATGACTTACGAGACCCGTTATTACACCCGCCGTCTTAAAAATGTCGATACCTGGGTAATTGACCCGACAAGGAACATCTCGATGCAGGACGGTCTTCTGGAAGGTCTGACGATCGGTGGTTTCGTGATGCACGGGCACGGCACCTTTCAGGAGAATACTTATCTGACCGGTCCCAACATACAGTTTACTCCATCTCAGATAGAGGAATTACAAGGGAAGTCGGCATACAACGTTTCTCTGTCTTCCTACGAGCGCGTAGTAAAGCTTGACAGTGCAGGCAATTTGACTTCTCTATATGAAGAGCTGAACGTCATCTCCGGTAATCAGAATATAGTTTCCGGTGATGAGAACGTCGTTACCTCCGTGTATAACCTTTCCACCCGTATCCAGGCATTCAAGGGTGAAACGGAACTGTTGTTTTCAGAATCAGTGGACAAGGACAGATATGTCGTTGTCGTATCCGCCACCGGCTGTCGCGCTTCCGTGGCTGCCGGTATCCTCACCATCACGGAGGTCACCAATTACGAAGAGTGTTACGTAGACCTGAAGATCAACTGTGAAGGAAATGCCGTATTTGACAAGCGGTTCTCGGTCGTGGTTGTCCGCAACGGCGCCGACGGTGAAGGAAGCATCACGGCTGACTTTAGCGACGAGATGCAGTCTGTTTCCTGTAGTGCTGACGGTACGGTCACTTCCGGCCTTCCGCTGACTTCCACCTTTTCAATGTACTACAGTTCCACGAAGCTGACGCTCGATTCGCTTTCCCGTGGCAGCGTGCCTGGCGTAACCGTTACAACCGACAAGGACACGGGAATAGTAACCGTCACGGCAATCACGAAAGATGCCGCTGATACCCTTCGTCTCCCGGTGACCGGAAAAGCAACCTATAACGGCGTACAATATGAGCGCACTATTCATCTTTCTATCAACAAGGTGAAGCCCGGCGCGGATGGAAATGACGGAGCGAATGCCGTCATCTACTCCCTGCAGCCATCCACTAATGTGATTAAAAAGGATAAGGACGGCAACAGCGATACGACAAACATTTCCTGCCGGATCCTGAAGACCGACGGCTCCTCTACGGTTGTCTCCTCCCGTCCCTCCGGCTATTCGCTGGATTACATCATAGATTCGGGTACGCCTAAAAGCTATACACCCGGAAGCAATATTGCCATATCGGGTATCACAAAGGATATTACGTTCAGGATGTACGCTGAAAACTCATCGGGTATCACCCTGGTTGATCAGGAAACGATTCCCGTCGTTCAGGACGGAAAGAACGGCGTTGATGGCACAGACGGTCACAGCCCTTATATCTCTGAAAACGGAACATGGATGGTGTGGGATGCAGATCAGGGAAAATACGTAGATTCCGGCGATCCGGCAAAGGGAGATGACGGTCATTCTCCCAAAATACAGAATGGCACCTGGTGGGTCTGGGATGCGGAACAAGGAAAGTATATAGACACCGGTATCAAGGCAAAGGGAGAAGACGGGGACCCCGGAACTGATGGAAGGTATACCGAACTCCGTTACCGCTATGCCTTTGACAAGCCTGCGGCTCCTGCGGGTGTGAATCCCGCGGGGTGGTTTCTGTCTCCCGAACCGAAGGATTTATCATTTATCCGGCATACCGGTGACTTCATACTTACTGATAACATGTATATTTCCCCGACCCCGGCATCTGACTCCGCTACTTACAAGGAACGCATAACCTTCGTTACGTCTTATGAGAATCAGGTGATCGACCTGTTCCTTTCGGTATCTTCTGAAGCTGGCGACTTCGGCCTTGTCTGCCCTATCGACGTAGCCTATACCGATAATGTAACAGCCTTGTGGAGGAAGTCTGGAATCGTTTCGGAAACGCTGAGTATCACCGTTCCCTTCTCCGGTTCCCATTTCATCGATATCGTTTATAAAAAGGACAGTTCTCTCAGCCGGAATGAGGACCGCATGAAATACCAGGTTATTTATCCGCGCACCTGCTGGCTGTCCACATCAGTCATCAATCCGAATACGAATGCTTCCGCCTGGAGCGCTCCTGTCTTATTTCCGACCGATACGCCGGAAAACGAACAGGTATACCTGTTGTCGAAGTCACATATTGTCGTGGACTTCCCTTCATCTGCCCCTTACACGGACGAGTACATCGGTGAGGCTCCCGCTTACGACAGCAAGAAAGCATACGTCAGGGGAAATATCGTCAGATATAACAATAATTACAGGGTGTGCCTGATCAGCTGCACGGGCATCGCTCCGGACACGTCCACGAACTGGGAGGATATCGGATGGTGGACAGACAATCCATCAGGAGCGGGCGAAGCGTTCCCTTACGAATACCAGTGTTCGCGTAAGTTTACGGACGGCAAATGGGATAATTATGAGAACACGATCCTGTTCACCCACTTCGCCAAGGACGGTACGGACGGCAATGACGGTATAACTCCCGTCGTGACGCAGTTGATCCCTTCGGTCACACAGATCGGACGCACCATGACCGGCAGCTATGAACCGGAATCGTTTACCGTTTCGCACAAGGACACGGAAGGTACCCTTGTCAATGCTTACATGGCAGTCTGGGGCAGCAATGACGGCAACTCGTGGACGCGGATTGGAAGCGTTGAGAACGTATCCTCGAAATCTATTAACGTGGCACGGTATCCTTATAAATACTTTGTGGTACGTACCTACGGGACATCCTCCGCCTCGTTCGGCAGCGATTATCTGTTGAGCACTTCCGTAAGCGTCCTGCATGACGGTGAGAAGGGAGAATCCGGAGCGCAGGGTGCCATGCCTGTTTATTGCGGATTCTACGAGAGCGGTGTGGGCTACACCTATACGGACGCCACCCGTGACATTATCAACTACAATATCGACGGCGGAGTATTCACCTTCCAGGTGAAGGTACATGGTGCGGTGGTCACGACGCCTCCGACATCCTCCACCGGTGACGCCAACTGGGAACCTGCCGGCAAGTTCAAGTTCGTAGCCATGGACACGGCCTTGATTGACGGTGCCAATATTGCCGGATTCATGTACAAGAATCTGCTGATGAAATCCCGTCTTGGTCTGCTGAGAGGAACGGAGACGGATATCAAGGATGTGGGTGAATCTGACATGCAATGGTTTAAGCCTTATTTACAGCTTGACGGAAATGCGGGTTACATAGACGCGATGGCTAACGTGAGAGTAGCGTATCAGATCATTGACGCTGGTACGGATCTGAAAAAGAACCTTTCATGGATGGTTCTGAATGCTTCCGGGTATAACAGAATCAACAATCTCGGCAATCCGGATACGGGTATCGGTCTGCAGATTTACATGCACGAACTTGGATCGCAGGTGTTTATCGGTAATTTCTACAGTTATGCGCTATATGTGTTTCTGAATGTACAGTTATCAAATGATGTGACTTATGCAAACTCAATTACGACGGTCAAGATCAAAATACCCGCCGGCAAAATGTTCAGAGGGGTTGTTATTCCCAACGCCTTAACCTATCAGAATGGCGGAGTCACGGTGATTGAGCAGGATGGTACGGAAGTCCGCTATCCGTTCAGCCTGTGTATCTATCCCTACTCGGAGCTTAGCTACATAGGAGTGACAGGGAATTACAATAACATCCCTTATTACGAGGTGGTGCATTAAGGAGAACTTTTAATTTGTAAATTATAGCCGTAGCGGTCTGTGAAGATAGCGAGGCACAATCTTAAAAAACATGGATTATGGAAAATCTAGACATAAAAGACTTTCAGAGTGTTTCCTCCGTGTCGGAACTGGATAACATTCTGCTCGTACAGAGTACGGGAGTAAACGGCAAGATGACGGTCGCCTTATTCAAGACGGCTGTCAGGAATGATGTTACACCCTCCATCAAGGAGAACGTCTGGTGGATCGGTACCGTTAATACCGGAATCGTAGCCGCCGGAAAGACCCCCGAGTTCCGCAAGGGTGACCTTGGCATTGAATGGAAGTATACGACCGATACGGCATGGAAGCTGCTGGTCAATTACGAATCCATCTCATTGACCTTTGACGATCTTACCGAAGCGCAGAAAAACTCGCTGAAGCTTCATTTCAGTGATCTGACCGGGGCGGAGATAGCGCAGTTGCAGCAGCCGGCCCGGGATATGATCGCTACCCTGCAGGTGACGAACACAAGCGTGACGGATGCCGAGAATCTTCGTGTCGAAGCGGAAGAGAAACGTAAGACGGACACGGCCGCCGCGATTAAATCGGCTACAGACGCGGCAGGCGCAGCCAATACAGCAGCCAAAAACGTCCAGGACGGCAAGACGCCCGCATTCGAAATCGGTACAGTACAGCAGGGTACTTCCGCTTCGGCTGCCGTCACGGCAAACGGTACTGACGCCTCGGGCAATCCGAAATACAGGATCAACCTCACCCTGCCCAAGGGCGACAAGGGAGACAACGGCAAGACACCTGTATTCGAGATCGGGACGGTCAGCCAGGGATCTTCTGCTTCAGCCAGCGTCACGGCAAATGGTACAGACTCATCCGGCAATCCGAAATACAAAATCAACCTCACCCTGCCCAAGGGCGACAAGGGCAATCCCGGGACTGACGGGGAAGACGGAAAAACGCCCTCCTTTGAAATTGGAACGGTAGATAAGGGAGAGTCCGCATCCGCTACGGTCACGGCAAACGGTACTGACTCATCCGGCAATCCGAAATACAGGATCAACCTCACCCTGCCCAAGGGAGACAAGGGCAATCCCGGGACTGACGGGGAAGACGGTACGGATGGAAAAACCCCTGTGCTGGAATTTGGAACGGTCGCTACCGGTAATCCTGGCACGCAGGCATCCGCTACGCTGACGGCTAACGGAACAACGGCAGAAGGCAATCCGAAGTATCTGCTTTCACTGACTATTCCGCGGGGAGACAAGGGGCTTCCTGGAGAAGGATCGGGCAATGTGTCCGCGTCCGGAACCGGACTGGTAGCAGGAAAGAAGTACCTGTTTGTACCTTCTTCCAACGGCAGTACGGAAGGCTCCTTCGTAGAATACGCGGCACCCACCATTCCCGAACAGGTGCAGCCGGACTGGAATGCTACTTCCGGGAAAGGTGCCATCCTGCACAAGCCCACGATTCCGGCAAAGGTAAGCCAGCTGACGAACGACAGCAACTTTGTAAGTAAGTCATATGTAGATGATGAGATAGACAAGATTCCCACGCCCGACGTATCCGCGCAGATTGGAGCGCATAATACATCAGGGACAGCGCATGCGGACATCCGGACCTTGATCACAAACTACCTTTCGACGGCAAAAGGATATACGGATACTCAGATATCCGCACTGATCGGAACGGCTCCGGAAATTCTTGACACCCTCGGAGAACTTGCAGCGGCTGTGCTGAACAATCAGGATGCTGTTACGGCGATCAATAATGCTATCGCTCAGAAGCTGGGAAAGACGGAGGCTCAAAATCTGTACGTCGCATTACAAGGTTATGTAGCTTATTCGCAGGCGGAAAAGACCAAGTTAGCTGGAATCGCAGCAGGAGCAAATAAGATTACCGTCGATTCTTCCTTGTCGGGCACCAGTACTAATCCTGTTCAGAATAAAGTTATTAATACCGCTCTGGCAGGCAAAGCTGCATCTTCCCATACTCATACGAAATCTCAGATTGTCGATTTTCCGACTATTCCTACCGACAACAATCAGTTGGCAAACGGTGCCGGATACCTCACTGATGCCCCTGACGACAATAAGCAATATGGTCGGAAGAACGGTGCATGGTCGGAAGTCGTTGCCGGAGCGGGAGGAGGAGTTGAATACTATGATATCAATTGGCTGTTGGATATGTATGAAGATGGAAATTGTACACAAGAGCAATATGACGGGTTATTGGATGCGGTTCAGAATAACAAATATATGGGATTTCCGACTTTTTCTATGGTCGGAGATGACAGCATAATATCACTGTCGGTTATTATTGGATTAGCAGTTCAAAATCTTGCTGGTGCTTCGGTTATTAAATGGGTAATCACCCCATCACTTCAGGTCGAATCATCTTCGGGAGACATACTTGGCGGCAGAAAAGTAGATGAAAATTCTTCCACTGCGGCCGTAATTTACTTGCGGACCGATAATTTTCCTGTCGCTGTCAATCCTGTTACTTTAAATGTGAGCATGCCGGAATCTGAGAACTCCGCTGATGAATATATTTTCCAGTTCACCAGCGGAATCTCTCCGACAGTGCTGACCATGCCCGCTTACATTAAATGGGTCAATGAACCCGTGATAGAGGCTAATAAGACATATCAGGTATCTATAGTTAACAAAATAGCGGTGATAGGAGGTGTGGAATGAGTTACTTTAGAAGAGGGCTGATGATGGCGCAGCAGAAGATTGAGAACCCATATGATTTTAATGGGACGGACCAGTATCTGGATACCGGCATCAAGTTATGGACCGGACAACCCTTTACGCTGATGCTGGTCTTCACGTCACGAGCGGTGGATAACGGAGCGAATCAGACCATATTCACTACACGTAACCATGGAAGTGAGCATGGTGTCACTTTCTCCCAACTTACAGGATCAGCCTTTGAACGCTGTAGTATGATTGGAAAAAGTGGATATACTCCTAGTACGGTTTTTGATGATAGTGTGTATGGCGTCAGAAGAGGGCTGGTTTTGACTTCTAACGGTAATAGAGTTACTTATAGTAAAATCGTGACCAGTAATGACGCTTATACTTATAGGATTCCTTCCAGTATATCACTTCCTTCATTCCACACCGATGAAACACTGTTGCTGGGAGCAAACAGAATAGCTTCAGGAATAGGAGAATTTTGGAACGGAAAAATAAATGCGATGCGTATTGATAACAGAGAACTAGGGGCAAATGAAAAATATAATTTCTTTATAGCACAAGGATTATGAAACAGTATTATAAGATTGAAAACGGAAAGAAGATATTCGCCGGACGGCGAATCATCATAGGTGACATGCAGGTGATCAATCCTGCGCATGAGCAGTATATAGAAGCGGGATGGACGGAGTATACCCCCGAACCGGTCGTGCCACAGCCGAAGTTGGCTCCCTATCAGGATGAGATGGTTATGGCTATGCGGTCATTCATGCAGCCTCAGTTGATGACGCTCTCAGACAGTGAAGCACTTGAAAAGAAGGTGCTGTATGACACGTGGAGCTCGAAGATCGGCATCAATGTGTCACAAGGCGAACGGTTGTATTACGATGACAAACTGTATAAGGTCCGGCAGGAACATCTTGTGCAGGAACAGTATCCGCCATCGACCGATACGTTATCTCTTTATGAAGTGATTCAGGAACAGAGTACCGGGACGAAGGATGATCCGATTGCCTATGTCCGGAACATGGCTTTGGAACATGGCAAGTTCTATACCCAATACGACATTTTATATGAGTGCTATAATGCCATGCAGGCTATGCCGTATGACTTAAAAGACTTGGCAGCTCATGTCAGGGTGGTAGAATAAAAAACCGCCTGCTCATCACGAGTTGACGGTTTAATAACACAAACAAAACAAACATTAAGGGAAATATCCCTTTGTTTAAGCAATACAAAGGTAGTATTAATAATTAGATAGAGAAAAGGAATATGGGATTAAATGAATGGCTGGCTCTGATCGGGGCTTTGGGAGGTTTCGAAGCAATCAAATGGATAGTTAACTTCTATGTGAATCGTCGAACGAATGCAAGGAAGGAAGATGCGACAGCGGATAGTATGGAGGATGAAAATGAACGCAAGCAAGTCGCATGGCTGGAAGAACGTATCGCTCAACGTGATGCCAAGATTGACGCTATTTATGTTGAACTCCGGCAGGAACAGTCCGCTCATCTGGAAGATATTCATAAGAAGCATGAACTGGAGCTTAGATTGAAAGAAGCTGAAATAAAGAAATGTGATGTACACGGATGCACTAACCGGCAGCCGCCAAGTGACTATTAATTATAAGGAGGAAAGCAGTAAAGCTTCAAATAGTTGATATTATTGTTTTGTTAATTGTTATTCTTTATTGCTTTTCCTTTGACTAAAACAAATAGAAAAACCATACCAAATTCCAATACCAAGAAGAATAGCATAGATAGTATTGATATGAAAGCCTGATAGACTACCTAGTAGTATGGCAAAAAAATTTGTAAATATTAAAAGGAATGTAGTCATTCCAAATGTGATTTCTTTATCATTTTTATCAATAAATGCTAGCCGGAAGTAAAAAACTCCAGTCATGATGATAGTTATTCCCAATGCAATAATCATTTCACTAATAATATTCATGTTATTGAAATCAGGGAAAAAAAGTGAAATCAAAGTATAAAAACATGGCGATGAGATTAGTACAGATTTTAAAAGGTACTTCTCATTATCACCTAGTAATTTGAAGAAAGGCTGTAAATCCATAGATAATAAATATTTTATTATGCAAATATACACAATATATTTAAAAAAGAAACAGTATGGCAGAAGTAAAGAAATTAGCACCGTTCATCCTAAAATGGGAAGGCGGTTTTGTGAATGATCCCGATGATTTAGGTGGTGCAACCAACAAAGGTGTAACAATCGCTACCTATGAAGCGTATTGTAGAAAGAAAGGCTATCCTAAGCCTACGATAGAACGGCTGAAAGCTCTGACTAAGGAAGAATGGACTGAGATTATAAAGACAATGTACTGGGACAGATGGAAAGCTGACGAGATCAAATCTCAGTCGGTCGCTAATATTCTCGTTGACTGGGTATGGGCATCCGGTGTGCATGGTATCAAGATACCGCAGGATCTAGTCGGTGTACTGCCCGACGGCATTGTCGGACCGAAGACCATTGCTGCAGTAAACTCCCGTAATCCACGTGAATTGTTTGATCAGATCAAGCTGGCCAGGTTTGACTTCATTGAAGAGATCTGCCGGAAGCGTCCCGCAAACAACAAGTTTAAGAGAGGATGGATGAACCGGATTAATGATCTAAAGTTTGAATCATGAAACGGCTAATATACATTATCATATTGCTGACGTCAGCAATATGGTTTTCATCCTGTCGGAGTATCCGACATATTCCGATTGAAACAGTAAAGCATGACAGTATCTACATCAGTAAGATATTACATGATAGCATCTATCAAAGAGACAGCATCTACGTTGATCGTAAAGGTGACACAGTACTTATCTATAAGGATCGGTACTTATATAAGTATAAGAACTTGATTGATACAATGTATATAAACCGGATAGATAGCATACAGATACCATATTCAGTTGAGAAACAGTTAACCAGGTGGCAGTCTGTCAAGATGGAACTTGGAGGCTGGATTTTCGGGGTTATTATATTATTTGCATTATTTTTTGTAGGATGGATGGTGTTTCGTATGAAAGAAAAGTAGTATATTTGCATTACAAATAATTCTTTTTGGAAAAAAGAGTTTGTTTGTATATAATTAATTTATACTTTAGCCTCGCCAAATTAATTATATCTAAAATATGAATCCCTTTTCATCGTGTAATCCGTAAAATCGGGTTAAGGTATAGATAAACCTTTTGGCACACGATGATAAGGGATTCCCATTAAATAAATGAAAACCACAATTGAAGTCTTTACATTCTCTGTAAGAAGATTTAGAACAGATGATTATTTGTCATTTGCAGATGAACCAGATTTATATACACTATTAGCGACTGATAATACTAATTTTTGGAGATTTGTTGATAACAGCATGACTGGAGATGTACCATCGGCAAAAATGACTGTTAGGATACCAGAAGCTACAACAGACCAAGTATTCCACCATCATAATGATAGGGAAAGATTTATTAGTGGTATTATTGAGACGGGGTCTTATGGAAAAGAATATGAAATTGCAGATAAAGACAGTCCGAGAGACATAGAATTTGTGGTTAATAAGACATCTGCAATTATCAAACCTTTCTTTTACTATATAAAAATTCCAAGAAGTGGGAATAAAGGGTTGATGATATTAGAACGGACGGATAATGATGGCATATATCCTTTGATGAGAATTATTTTAACGGCTTTTATTAATTTTCATTTTGGAGTTGAAAATGGATTTAATATAGAGAAAAAAAATGTTATATTAGCCTCTTACTTGGAAGAATTACAGAATGGTAGGTATAGTTCAATATCTTTATCTGCAAATTCTCTTCCAGCAGATATAACAGATCGTTATTTTGGTAGTTTAGAGTCGAGTGACTTTTCTGTGGAATTTAAAATGAAGTTTAAAAAAAACATAG